ACTTGCCGGAATTACGACCAATGCGACCCATTTAAGAATATCGTATGTTCTGTTTGATACTTTCATTTAATTGTCCTTTCCAGCGACTACCGCCATGCACGTTAGTAACATTCCTACAAATGCTCCGACTATGAAGCAAATGAAATTAGTTAGCATTTTCTATTCTCCTAAATAGTCCTATATCCTATGACTTGCGTTATAGCAATGTAGTCCCCCGATGCAACATTCGGATTTGGAATATAGCCTTGTCCAGTAACGTATACACTTCCCTTAAAAGTGTTTATGGTATTGCCTTCGATGATGACATCCTTTGTCTTTAGATACATTCCGCCACTTACATATAGCGCCACCCAGAGATTGACCTTTTTATTATTTGGTCGATATACGTCAGCTGATGAGTATGTGCCGTCGTTCGATCGGTAGCAAATCTTCAGCATCTCGAAGTTGGCGGCACTTTCCGAGAGCGTAATCGCTCCACTAAGCGATTGGTTATCGTTATCGAACAACACCACTCTATTATTGAGTATCTTTGCTATCAATTTTTTAACGTCTAACAAAACATCCAGCATTCAATCACCCCCTAAACTAAAACGTCCGAGTCCCAACCGAGACTAACCAATGCGTCATATATCTCTTTATCCGTGCCCGACGTCGCTGTAGTGTCAAGGTTCAGATACGGATCAGTCATATCCACCTTTGTGTCCGCATAGGCCTTAATGACCTTGTTCTGTACCGGTAACGTCGAAGTGTCACTCATAGCCGTATCGACTTGACCAGCATCACCCTGTTCGCCCTTGAGGTTATGGAACGCAAACAAGAATTGTTTAGCCGTGTCTGGCCCCGATGCTGTGACAGTTACCGACGGAGTACCGACGTTACTGTCCACCGTTGCCGATACCGTACCAAATCCAGCAGCGTCACCAGTAGGACCCTGAGGGCCAGTAGCACCCGTCTCGCCCGTGTCACCTTTCGGACCCTGAGGACCAGTTGCTCCTGTTTCGCCTTGAGGCCCCCGAGGACCCGTTTCTCCTTGCGGGCCTTGCGGGCCTGTTGCTCCTGTCTCTCCTTGTGGACCTTGTGGCCCCGTTGCTCCCGTGTCTCCACGAGGAATCACGAAGTCGAGCATCACGTTGACCTCGTCGCCCACGTTCGTTACTGACGCATTAGTTCCCGCTGCGCCTGTTGTCGTGCTGTTGACCGCTACCGATACGGTAGTAGGACCGCCACCACCAGACACGGACGAACTTGATCCGACGCCCAGAGCCTCCGAGAGTGTCACGGACAGGTCTCCGAGGTCCATTGATTCGTATCTTTCCTCAAGTACGTTCCACTCGGTCTTTACTATCTTGAACGTACCACGCTGGTCGTAGTCTGGGAATATGACCGTTATGGTGTCGCATAGATGACACTCAAGCAGTTCCTCGAACTTATCAAACTCGCCCACGTCCTGAAGACGAACGAACGACACCTTTATAGTCTGTGTCGGTAGTGCCGTGTTCTTACTGTTGAGAATATCGGCACCCATCGCATTGATCTGTGCGAGAGTAGGCTGTTCTTCAAACTTGTCTGATACGTCCAGAGGAACGGTCTCGTCTCGTCCTGTGACGGTCTGCGTCGAACTCGTCTGTTTGTCACCTACGATCGTGGTCGTTCCGTCAGTCCAGTAAGGGATTACGCTCTGGTATGTTCCCTCATTACTCGTGTCCTCGTCGTAGTCTGTCATATTGAGGCCATAACGAATCGTAAAGTCTCGGAGTGAGCCACGCTGATTGTGGAGAATGACACGAAACTTGTCCCATTCGTACTCGCCACCATACGTGTCCAGTATCGAGCCTTCCGAACCACCGAGAAGAGAGCGTACTGTTTTCGGCTGACCATTAGCACCGCTCATATATGCGACCGTTTCCTTGTCGGTCTCGTATGTAAACGGATTGGTCGGTGTTGACTGTGATAACAAAGCAAAAGCGTCTGCGAGCGACTGGATATTTGAGCCAGTAACCGTCAGACCGCTCTGTCTGTAACTGATATGCGTACAATGGAAAGTTACCACTCCGTCTATCGGTCTCTCGTAGCCCACAATGTCAAACGGCTGAACGTCATTCGTATCGTCATGTTCTACCGCTATGATGCGACCGATTCGTATCTCGTCGAAGTGCGCTCCGTTTATTGGATATTCAAACTCGCACTCGTAAATTCCGTTACGTTCCTCTGTGACCGTACAAGAAATACAATCACGAAGCCTTCCGAGTCCGTTGCTTACAAAAGCCGTCTCGTCTCTTTCGTATAGAATTGGAATCATGTCTGCCTCCTATACTTTCCACCAGCGTGGAACGATTTTGAGGTCGGTTATATCTCCACTGTACGTTATCGTATTTGCTCCGCTCGACAGTTTTGGGAGGTCGGACGGTAGTTCTACGCTATCGTTAAGCGATACGATCTGACCACCTGTCTCGCCGTATGCCTCGCCAATATCAAGGTCGATGTATATTGGCTCTGGGAGTATGACCTTTGTTGAATTGCCATAAAACGGAGCGATGCGGTAGGAGTGTATGTTTGTAGTTATGTCGCTCTGCCCTCCCGTATATGTGCAAGTAAGCGTTATCGTATCGTTGCCGTCATACTCGGCGGTCAGCGTGAATCGGTAAGATGTTCCTATGCGGCGCTCGTCTAATCGTGCTTGGCCTGAGACGGTCGATGCCGTACCATATACGAAGCCTAAGTTAGTGAACATCATATCCGCTCGGACGGATGTGCCGCCGTGTGTTTTAAATACGACCGTTACGTCTCCGCTGGTCTCATAAAGGTGGAACGACATCGAAGTTGAAGACGTGAATCTTATCTCCGCAAAAGTAGAATTTATCGAGCCCATTGTGGTGCTCAACTTCGGATATATCGAATCGCCCTCTTTAAGATTGCTCACGTTAAGCGTTACGGTCCGCATAAAAGATGCGTTTGAAATCAATATCTCTCCCAATGGTCGACCCGTGATGCTTATCTCCTGACCATTCATTACAATGTCACCGTTACCGCTTACCTCCAGCATCGGACTACTCTCGAACAGCGTCGGATTAGTCACCACGTCACCCGATGCCACCGTGATAGCGTTCTCGCCCGATTTGAGCCAACGCTGTGGTTTGCAGTCAAACGTGATGTCGAACTCGCCCGCCTTGAGCAATTTCGGAGTTACCTCGAGACCGCTTTTGTATACGCCCATTCTGTACTCGTTCGGATTGTACTCGTCCTCGATACGAACGTAGCCGTCTCTGGAACAAAGGTAGTTGCGGAAGTCCGAAATCGCCTCCGCAAAGTCTTCCTCTGTCTCCGCATAGATGCCCGCTGGATATGTGACCTCTATGTTCTCAAAGCGCCCTTTATCGAGCGCAAATTTTCCATTTCGACCCGCTATGGAAATCATTTCGACTTCTCTCTCCGGTGCGTTATAGACGGCCTGTCCCGTGATATACACGCCGTAAGTACGAGACGATTCGCCGTCTATTGTAAGAGCCTTAAATATAGCCCCTGTCTGTGCTACTGCCATGCTAACCTCCTCTGATTAGTCTCACGAATAAGCATACGCTTAACTTCTTCAGCTATAGCCTGTGGATCTCTGTCCGCTCCGTTTATGTTGATGACGATGTTGGTCTCGCCTGTCTGCATACCTTCAAGAGTCTTCCAGAACCTATCCAGAGGAACGACCGCCTCGGAGCCAGCCTCACCTACTCCGATCAAAGACGCTCGGTCGAAGATACCGCCTTCAGCGTACCAATCGATATTGACTGACGGTGGCGTTCCTTTTCCACCGATACCCCACGGGACTTGGCCCTTCGTAATCTTGAAGTGCGGGACTTTAATATGTGGTAGTTTCAAGTGCGCTCCGTTGATGATGCTCTTGAGCTTCCCTATCGCTGTCTTGACCAAATTGACCGCCGTCTGTATCGGATTAGTTATCGCCGCCTTGATACCATTCCAAATAGATGTCACTACCGCCTTAATGGCGTTGAATACGGTCGTTACTACGGTCTGGATCAACATGATGCGGGCTCTAATTCCCGACACGATTCCGTTCCATACGGCCTCAGCTGCTGCCTTGATTCCGTTCCAGATACCGCTGATAAACGCTCCGATCTGCGAGAACACCACCTGAATATTCGCCCACAATTCTTGAGCCTTTGCTTTGATGGTGTCCCAATTCTTATAGAGCAGAACTCCGACAGCAACCAATGCTGCTATAACTCCTATTACGATTCCCACAGGCCCCGTCACTAATGCTCCGAGCGCTGGCCCTATCGTCGACATAAGTGACATTATCGAACTGATAGCAAACGACAATTTACCGAGTGCTATAAGCACGGGAGCGATAGCAGCAACCACACCCGCAATCACTCCGATTGTCGTCAGGATTGCCGGATCTAAATTAGACAGCCAATTTGCGAACCTACCAACGAGGTCAACCACCTTCTCAAGAGCCGGTGCAAGCGATGAGGCGAGTTGTGAGCCTACAGTCGCAAGCGCTACCGATCCGATGGCCTTCATCGTATCAAGTTCATCATTGAACTCGTTCGCCTTGTCGAGCGTTTCCTGGTCAACAAAGTCGAGATCGTACTTCGCTAACGTGTCCGTCAGATTCTTGTACGTTTCGCCCTGATCCTCAATGAGCGGATTCAGATTGGCAGCGCTCTTGCCCATCAACTGCATGGCGAGAGCATCACGCTCGGTCTCGTTCGTCATCTCGCCGAGTTTAGATATAGCCTCTTGCCATACCTCGTCAGAACTACGAAGCGATCCATCCGAATTCGTGATTGACACGCCCAACTTGTCGAACGCTTCTGTCATAGTTGAGGAACCGTTCTGAGCCGAATACATCGACTTTTCGAGTTTTACGTGTGACTTCGCTATGTCCTCGACTGAAACATCCACGAGATCAGCAGCGACCGAATACTTCTGCAAATCAGCCGTGCTCATGCCGTATACTTTGCTCATTGTGTTGAGATCGTCCGCAGTCTGCCCCGCTTTGTATGACATTGCTCCGAGAGATGCTACAACGCCCGCAGCAGCCATCGACAGCCCTCGCATAGCCTCGCCCGCCTGAGTGAGTTTGTTGCCCATCTCTTTTACTTGCTCGGACGCAGCACGGAAATTCACGTTGCCGATTTTCTTCAGCTGGCCCTCAAAAGTCTTGGCCTGATTCTCTGTGACGATGATCTCTCTCTGAAGTTTTCTGTACTCTTCCGAGTTCTTATCCACTCCCTGGGCATCCATCTGTGCCTGAGCCTGTTTGAGCGCGTCGAGTTTCTTCTTGGTTTCGTCCACCTTCTGCGTCAGGAGTTGCTGTTTCTGTCTCCATAACTCCACGTTGGTCGGATTAAACTTCAGAGCCTT